GAGCGTGAGTATCTTCCTGGTATTAAGTGGATTAACGTTGCTACACGTCCTGGAACTTCACAGTCAGTTGATGCTGCTGGTGGTTTCCGTGATGAAGTACACATTATTGTAACAGACGTTGATGGTTCTATCACTGGTACTGCTGGTGCTGTTCTTGAGCGTTTCATCGGATTGTCCAAAGCATCTGATGCTAAGACATCTGTTGGTGAGACTAACTACTACGTAGAAGTAATTAAGCAAAAGTCTAATTACATCTATTGGGGTAAGCATGAAGCTACTGTATTCAATGCAACTGGTACTCCTTCTGATGGAGATTGGGGATTGAGTGGTGCTTCTAAGCAGTTCAACTTACTACGTTCTGCTGATGGATCTACTGATTATCCTGTAGGTCGTACAACTGTTGGTTCTAAAAATAACTCAACATTCTACTACAGACTTGCATCTGGTGCAGACTACACAACTTCAGGTGGTAGTTACGCTGTTACTAATGCAGACTTCGAGACTGCTTATAATTTAGTTGCTGACCCTGAGTCACAAACAATCGACTTTATCCTTACTGGTCCTTCTGGTGCTGATAATGGTGCTGCTCTTTCTAAAATAACTGCAATTGCAAACATTGTTGAAGAGCGTAGAGATTGTCTAGCATTTGTTTCTCCACGTAGAGGAAACGTTGTTGGTGTAAGTAATGCACAAACAGCAACAGATAATACTATTGAGTTCTTCGATTTACTTCCAAGTTCTTCTTACATGGTATTTGACTCAGGATACAAGTACATCTATGACAAGTTTAATGATGTATATCGTTACATCCCTTGCAATGGTGATACTGCAGGTCTATGTTTACAAACAACTGAAGTTGCTGAAGCATGGTTCTCACCTGCTGGTTTCCAAAGAGGAACTCTAAGAAATGCAATTAAACTTGCTTTCACACCTAATAAGTTACAAAGAGATCAACTTTATGCTTCACGCATAAACCCAGTTGTATCTTTCCCTGGACAGGGTATTGTATTATTCGGTGATAAAACTGCTCTTGGATATGCATCTGCATTTGATAGAATTAACGTACGTCGTTTGTTCTTGACAATTGAGAGAGTTATATCTGGTGCTGCTAAGGCACAACTCTTCGAGCAAAACGATGAGTCACAAAGAAGTCTATTCCTCAACATCGTTGAACCTTACATGCGTGATGTTCAAGGTCGTCGTGGTGTAACTGACTTCTTAGTTAAGTGTGATAGTGACAATAACCCTGCTGAGTCAATTGACCGTGGTGAATTCTACGCAGAGATATTTGTAAAACCAACTCGCACAATTAACTACATCACTCTAAGTTTTGTTGCTACAAGAACTGGTGTTGCATTTAGCGAAGTCGCTAACTAGATTACAATTACATAGATTAAGAGTAGCGGAGTATATCTCCGCTATTTTTATGTTGAAAATATTCATTTTTCTAAATATTAAGGACAAGGGAGTAACATAACAATCATGGCACAAAAAGGAACTATTGATGATTTTAAGGCGAAAGTCGCAGCAGATTTTGCCCGTCCTAATCTATTCCAAGTGGATTTGGCATTCCCATCAACAATACCACAGTTGAATAATTCTGCAATTACTGATACTGGTAAGTTTACAGTCCGTGCAGCAAATTTACCTGCTTCACAGATTGGTGTAATAGAAGTTCCTTTTAGGGGAAGGGTTTTAAAGATTGCAGGAGATCGTACATTCGAGCCTTGGACAATCACAATTCAGAACGACAGCAACTTCGTTCTTAGAAGTGCGTTTGAACTTTGGGCACAATCTATTCAAGCATACAATGAGAACTTTACTCAAGCAAAAGGTTTGGGTGATACTGATGACGCAACAGGTTACTTCGCTGATATGCAAGTTCATCAGTTAGCAAGAGATATTAAGGATGGTGATGCACCTAAGATCCTTAAGTCTTATAAGTTCTACAACGTTTTCCCATCAAGTATCGCAGCCATAGATCTTGACTTCGGAAACAATGACGCAATCGAGGAGTTCACTGTTGAACTACAAGTTCAGTACTGGACAGATATGCCTCTCAAAAATTCATGATCAGGCAACCTGATAAATAGAACAGGAACAATAGAAATTTAGTAATGTCGCAACTCTTTGGATTTAGTTTAGAGAGGGCAAAGAAGGTTCCAAAGGGGCCTTCTTTTGTTCAGAAGGATAGTTTAGATGGATCACAACCTATAGTAGGTGGTGGTTACTATGGCTATTCTATTGACATGGATGGTACTGTTCGTAATGAGTATGAATTGATCACCCGTTATAGGGAGATGGTTTTACAACCAGAATGTGATAGTGCTGTCGATGATGTAGTTAATGAAACAATATGTGGAAACTTTGATGATGTTCCTATTGCTGTAGAGCTATCAAATTTAAAAGCATCTGAAAAAATTAAGAAATTAATTCGTGAGGAGTTCGATGAAATCCTACGTCTTCTTGATTTTGATAATAGATCTTACGAAATCTTCCGTCGATGGTATGTTGATGGGAGACTTTTTTATCATAAGGTAATCGATCCTAAAAACCCTAAAGGTGGATTGATAGAACTTAGATATATCGATCCTCGTAAGATACGTAAAGTAACTGAGTACGATCAAAAACGTCCAGAAGAATTCAGATCTACTGATCTCAATACTCAACTCACACAGAAGTCAGCATCATATTATCTGTATAATCCAAAAGGATTAAGGAACGCAACAAATCAGGGTATGAAAATTGCTCCTGATTCCGTGACATATTGTCACTCTGGTATACAAGATCTCAATAAGAATATGGTCTTGTCTCATTTGCATAAAGCAATTAAGGCAGTCAATCAGTTAAGAATGATTGAAGACTCTCTTGTTATCTACAGATTATCAAGAGCACCAGAAAGAAGAATTTTCTATATCGATGTAGGTAACCTTCCCAAAAATAAAGCGGAACAATATCTACGTGAGGTAATGGGTCGTTACAGAAACAAACTTGTATACGATGCAAACACTGGTGAGATAAAGGATGACAAGAAGTTCATGTCCATGATGGAAGACTTCTGGTTACCTAGAAGAGAAGGTGGAAGAGGAACTGAGATTACTACATTACCTGGTGGTCAGAACCTTGGAGAACTAGAAGACGTTAAGTACTTCCAGAAGAAACTATACAAATCACTCAACGTTCCTAACTCAAGATTAGAATCAGAAACTACATTTAACATCGGACGTGCTGCTGAAATCACACGTGATGAAGTTAAGTTCCAGAAGTTTGTTGCAAGATTGCGTAAGAGATTTGGAGAATTATTCACAGATCTTCTAAAAACTCAATTGGTTCTTAAGGGTGTCATCTCCATTGAAGAATGGGATGAAATGAAAGAGCACATTCAATTCGATTATATTGCAGATAACTATTTCACAGAACTGAAAGAGATAGAGATCCGTAATGAAAGAATGAATGAAGTCAATCAAATGGATCCTTACGTTGGTAAATACTTCTCTCTAGACTATGTTCGTCGTCAAGTTCTAAAACAGACTGACGTTGAAATCAAGGAAATTGATAAACAAATCGAACAAGAAATGGCAGATGGATTAATCATGGATCCTGCGGAAGCTGCTGCTATGGAAATGGGTATAGATCCTGCTGCTCCTGCAGAAGGAGCACCACCAGAAGCTGATACAAATTCCGCAGTTTCACCTGCTGATCAACGCAAAGGTGAGTTTTAACTAAATAAATAAGAAAGTGGGGTTATTATGCCTAGTGAAATCGCAAACACAATTGTAAATCACATCTTTAGCGATGAGAAATCTAAAGCTATTGATGCGACTAATGATGCAATTAGTGCGACATCATACGATATGATTCAACAAAAGAAAGTTGAATTTGCAAAAGAGTGGGGATTTGATCCAGATCAAACTGGACAAGCAACTGCTGATGAAATTGATAAAATATATGATGGTCAAGAACCGCCAGAGGTTGCACCTACCGCAGGTGAGATTGCTCAACAAGAGCAAGAACCAGAGGCAAGTCTTGAACCCACCGAAGAACAACCTGTAGAGGAACCAAAAGATGAGACTGATAGCTGAGGAAATTACTAACGTCAAGTTTTTTGCCGAAGAAAAGGAAGGTAAGAAGAGTCACTTTATAGAAGGTGTATTTCTTCAAGCTGAAATTGAAAACCGCAATGGACGAAAGTATCCTTTTAAAACTCTTCAAAGAGAAGTCGCAAGGTATGATGAAAATCATATTCAGAAGGGACGTGCTCTTGGTGAGTTAGGACATCCTGATGGACCTTCAGTTAATCTTGATCGTGTCTCTCATAAAATATTATCTCTTTCCGAAGAAGGTAATAATTTTGTAGGTAGAGCGAAGATCCTCGAAACACCTATGGGTAAGATTGCCAAGAACCTTTTAGATGAAGGTGTAAAACTTGGTGTATCCTCAAGAGGTATGGGTTCTCTTAGACAAGAACAGAACTGCAATATCGTTCAAGATGATTTTATGCTTGCTACTGCTGCAGATATAGTTGCAGATCCTTCAGCTCCTGATGCTTTTGTTGATGGAATTATGGAAGGAAAGGAGTGGGTTTGGGCAAATGGCATACTTAAAGAGTCTGCTATTGCTGAAATCAAGCAAGAAATTGATGAAGCAACTCTAATAAACTTACAAGAACGGAAGGTTTCCGCATTCTCTAAGTTTTTGCAGAGTTTATAATTTATAAATAAACATAGACAAACGTAATGTTAACGGAGTTAGAACCAATGTCTGAGACCTCGACAAAAGAGCTTGATAATATGGATCCAGTGAACGAAGACGCTGCTACTGGCACTGCTGCTATAACCAAGGGAGCGAAACCAGGAGAAAAGATTGACACATCTGGTGCCAATGATACCATAATTGGTGGATCTGATAGTAAGGGTAATCCTGAAGGAACCGCAAATTTAGGTAAAGCCGCCTCTGCCCCTGTAGGAGTAGAAAAGGATAAGTCAATTAAGACGAAACCGTCTGGAGCTGGAACTGGTAACGTATCTGCTGGATTGTCTGGTAAGATCTTTGACAGTGAGGAGCACAATGGCGAAGAAACAATCTCAGAAAAAGAAGAGACCTCTGAAACCAAGTACGACTTTAGTCAAGATGTTGACGCTCTTGTCGCTGGTGAAGAGTTAAATGAAGAATTCAGAGAGAAAGCTAAGACACTCTTTGAAGCGGTTGTAACTCAACGTGTCAATGAAGAGACAAAAACACTTCAAGAGGCATATGAATCTGCCTTGACCGAAGAGGTTGAAAAGATCAAAACAGAATTGGCTGAGAAAGTCGATGACTACATCTCTTATGCTGCAAAGCAATGGTTAGAAGAAAATAACCTTGCTGTGGAGCATGGCATTAAAACAGAGATGGCAGAATCGTTCTTCGATGGCCTAAAGAAACTGTTCATCGAACAGAACTTCACTGTACCTGAAGAGAAGTATAACCTACTAGACGGTATGGCTGAAGAGCTAAATGATATGGAGACTAAGCTCAACGAACAAATCGACTCTAACGTATCTTTAAATAAGAGAATTGGGGAGTTTGTTAAAATGGAAATTGTGAACGAATGTGCAG